GGGGGGGCAGTCCAAAAAGACAAAGTCATAGTCTTTTAGGGACCTAAGTTTCTTTTGGAATGCTTTCTCCATTTCTTTTTCTTTTGTCAGTCTAACCTCAATTAAGGCCAGTTTTTTGTCGCTCACTATAACATTTAATCTTTCCCGGGCTTGGTATATACACTCTTTTAATTTAACTGTATCCGAGAGCAAGTCAAAAAAGGTATGCCCTGGATTGATCCCCAGCCAATCGGCTACACTCCCCTGGGGGTCACAGTCTACCACTAAGACGCTTTGACGCTTAAGCGCTAAAGCGTGTGAGAGATTGACCGCTGTGGTTGTTTTACCGGTTCCACCTTTGAAATTTAGGATCGCTATTTTTCTCATTGAACTTTACGTTTACAAAATCCTTGTCGCTTCTGATCCTCTTTCTGAAAAAACCCCTTAGCTTGCTTCTTAATTGTTTGTAATTCCTGAATAAGTCTATTTATTTCGTACTTAATCTCGTTAAGTGCTAAACACTCCGGCGAAAGAATACTAAACATGGTTTTCTCTTTTCCCGATTTTGTTGGTAGTTCTATACCGCCATATGATTTAAGAGCAATATACGCTTTTGGACCGTAAGGTAAAGTTCCCTTTTTATAGTTACTTGGAATCTTCAAAAGCTGTAGCGTATGTGTTGACATTATAACCCCCTTTCTTAATCTATTCCTCCCACAAGTGATATTCGCCCTGGTAGAAGTAGCCTAAAGGAATACCTCCGCTGCTTATAAATCTAACCACAATATCAGTATTCATATCTGTGGCCCATTGTTTTATGAATGAATATACAGCATCTAGATACCCCTTAAATGCTTCCTTTAAAGCTATGCCTGATCTATCAGAAAAATAACCTCTGACATCTTGAATTGCTATACAAATCTTTTCTTTTGTATTAACACCTTTAGGAAAAGATTCTTCAAGCCTTCCAGTCGAATCATAAAGAATACTAACATCCTCAAAACTAGTCGGGTTACGCATTACATATCTAAGCATAGCCCACAAGAGCTGAAAATCTAACATACTAGGAAGTGTCAAATCACAGTCATATCGCCATAAGTCTGTTCCCATCTGAGTATCTTCCGGATATTCATTCATATACCAGCTGATACTTGGTTTTTCCGGTTGTATAATCTCCCCATACCCCACCCCACTAATCACAAAACAAAAACTCAAACTCAATAAAATAATAGCCAATAACTTTTTGTTTTTCATCGCTTCTCACCCCCTTCCTCTCTCAGCCTTTATAGGCTTTCATTTTGGTTATTTTTCTTTTTTTCTTTTTCTTAATTCCTTTCTTTTCTCTTTAAGTGTTTTTTGCTTTTTTCTCTTCTCTTTATTCTCTCTCATTGTTTTTCCTCTCCTTCCTCATACTTTACTGCGTGTTTCTTCTCTATCATCTCAGCGTTAATGTCTATTCCCTCCACATAGACAATCCCAAGCCAGCGACCGTATTTTCCCTTGCCATTCTGGCCCCACTCCGGCCTTATCTCTATTTCTATATTCCCTTCCTTCAGTCTCTCCTCAAGATATTTCTTTGCTTCTAGTCCCTTCTCCTTCTCCTCTCCTCTGGTTTCCCAGGCGTCAATACCATAGAATCTAATATATTGGTCATCCAGGACAACACCGAGTCCCAGTTGTAGGTCAACGACTATCGTATCTCCGTCAATTACCCGCTCCACTTTGGCCGGATAGACAAAATCGAGGGCAGATAAAGAAGGAGAAAGCAATAACAATAAAACTAATATACCAAAAAGGCATTTTGTGATTCTCATTCTTAGCTTCTCTCCTGCTCTAGCTACCTCTATTGACTTAACGCATCCGGTAAAGCCGCTAATCTATCTATAACCACGTCTAAGGCTAATTCAATCCGATATAACCCTATAGCGCTATAAAACTCAGCTTCAGTTATCCTTCCCTGTTGAAAGGCCCTATTTATGTTTATACCAAAATTATCCGGTTGTTCTTTTACAACGTCTTCATAAATTTGCAATTTTTTTTCTTCACTAAGCATTATTTCTTCTCCTTTCTGTAAATAAGGATTTTTCTTCAAAATAACCGGTCTATCGTCTATGATCCAACCCCCTTTCGTTTTCGGCATAAGCTCCCCTTTCTTCTGTAATGTATAACTAGCTTGATAAAATTAGTTTGATATAGCCCTTTTAATTTTTAAGATGGTCTATAACCCTTATATCCTTGTCAAATCCTCTTATATAGCCTCTATGAGAGCCTTTTTTTCTTTTTGCTAAAAATCTTTAGGTCCCAGGCCATAAAAGTAATGCAGCCTGCCAGAATTAGGATTATTGCTATTAGCATAATTTTTCCTTTCTTGTAGCGTGTATATAGCGGTAGCATAGTGGGCAGGTCTATACCACCGCCATATACTATTCAATTAGGTACACAGCTTTTAAGAGAGCTTGACGAACTTATCTCTTCCCAAAGCTCTCTATGGCGTTGCTGCCTCCTCCATACTGACGAGTGAGAAGAGATAATAATCGCAGGCGAGCTTTTATTGCCTCGCCATAGCAAGGTCGTTATGCTTGCAGGTCAACCCTTTTCAAAGAGAAGAAGAAGGGCTGCCGGTAGAGGATCACTCCCCTACCGGAGCAATCAATAAATTTCTCTGAGCCAAGAGCTTGAAGGGAATAAACTCTTAGCAAAGAGAAGGAAAAAAAAGAATTGCTGGCCAGATCGTTCCCTGGCCAATTTTTCAAAATGTTGATAATTTAGCGAATTAAAGTAGCCCCTGATAAAAATTTTATGCAGTAGTTTTCGTTGAGGATCTGCGTGTCAAGTTCAAATTCGCATCCCACACCCTCAATTTCTCCATATTCGCAACTGCCTCTATCAAGCCAGGTCAACTTTTGACTCCAACCGGCTGCCAAAGATCGTGCTGCTAAGGCATAAGCTGAATAGACTGTTACTCCTGGACTCGCACCGCTGTCTTGAGTGTGCATAAGATCACCTTGAGGCACAAAAACTCTGAATCGAGAATAAGAGCCTACGAAACCCTCAATATCGAAAGTTTTTGCGACTGATGAGGCTGCTATTGCAGAAACGAATACCGGATCTTGCATTAAATCTCCGAATTGCAGAGGATTTAAGATTAGGGCATAGTAGCCCCCTAATTCCCCGATTCCTCGAGCTCCTGCGTCTCTGAGCATAATATACATTCTCAAAAGATCGCTGCCCTGCATTGTATCAGTCTGTTGCATATCAAATTTGCTGGTAGCAACTCCACCATACAAGGTCTGACTTTCAGAGATTCCTTCCAAGCTGGCTAAAAACATCTTCTCCACCTTTTCAGCCGACCAGGTTGCTAGCAACGATTTTGCCTCAACCTTTATGTCGAAACAAACCTTTGTGCCAGCCTTGTGTCGCCACGCCACAGCATTACCCTTGCGTTTAGGAAAAAGTGTCACTCTTGAAAGAGACAAATTTTCTTCATTATCTTTTAGGGTCTGAGTCGTTCCTAAATCACCTTCAGCGGTCAATCCGGCTGCCTTCGTGATATAAAGCTGGTCACCAGGTGATTTCGTCAGATCTTCTTTTCTGATTATGCAGGATTTAGGTTTTGTTCCAGTCAACGCTGTCAACCACAGGTCAGCCTCAAATTCCGTTTCCAGTTGCAAACTCCAGAGCTTAGGAATTGCAATCGCCAAAGATTCTTCATCGTCAGCGGTATCCGTTCGGGGCCCCAAATCTATTTTGTTGTAAAACTTATTAAAAAATTGACTATCGAGTTTTACTTCCAAGTTTTCTCACCTCCTTGTGGTAAGAGGCAAGAATCAGTCCGATCCAGTCTCGTAGAATGTCAATCTGATTCTAATGTCAAAATGGATTGTGAATCTTATAATTCCTACCCTGTATTTCAAAGATCTAAAAATATTACTAGCTTAATTTCCTTAAAATTGCTTCTTTTCTCTTTTCTGAAAGTTTAGAAAAATCCTTTACATCAGGAATTTCCTTAACCCTTCCCTCGAAAAAATCCATTTTTCGTAAGATTAACTCTTGGCAATTCTTAGGTAGTTTATCCCAGTCTGATTGAGAAAGATTTACCAAAGTTTTTACGTCTCCTGGTAGTCTGTCAATCTTTTCTTGATCTAGTCGTTCCTTTAGATCGTCTTGCATATTTACTGATCTTTTTAGAAAAGATAGTTTTTCCTTCTCAGTCAATTTGTTCCATTTTTCTTCCAGGGTAATCCCCTTATCCTCAACCTCTGTTTTTGCCTTTTTATGAGATTTTTCAATTAGGGATATCTTCTTCTTATCTTCCAGGTTAATAATTCCACCATTTTGCTTTAATTCGTTATAAATAATCATACCCTTTGCCCTATCCTCAGCCGGTATTGACTGCCAATCTTCTTTGGCAATTTTTCGTTGTCCGGCATCAGAAAAAACAAATATTTTCTCTCCTAAACTCATTTCTTCCTTCAAGATTCCTCACCACCTTTTTTTGTTATTCTTCTGGTATAGCTTGGCCTTGTGCCGATCTGTCCTTTCCTGTTCTTTCTCTGTGATAAACTCCATCAACCAAATCTTCCTTGTTGCCGAAAAGCAGGTCTCTAGGGGAATCAAAACCACTAATAACAGGGCTTTTATAATCAAATAAACCTTTCCCTGTTTCCCTTCTAGCCCCCTGTATAAATCTCATTGGTCGGCCAGAATAGGAAGGCGACTCAATAGCACCTACACAGGCCATTGAAAGAGCAATACACAAATCAATCTTACTTGTGGATTTCTTTTTGACTATTCTCCAACCGCCTTCACTCTCTTTTACTGTGGCAGCCTCAACGTGAGATCGTAGCTGCTTGTCTTTGTAAAGCACTATATTACCGTCTTTTAAGAGGCTATATAGATTTTGACTCATATAGGTCAGTCTCTTAGGGGTCTGATCAAATCTCTCTAGCCTGATTCCCTGGCCTCTCAAAATCTCAGCCGATCTCTCAAACTGAGAGGGATCATATCTTATCTGTTCAATGTTGAAATTCGTATTAAGCATTGAAATATAAGCCTCAACCTCACCTAATTTTACCGGTCTCTTGAGGGTAGGTCGCCAGCATTTATGAGCAGCCAAATAAATTCTATCTTCCTGCCTGTAAACCGCCACAATTCCAGTCGTGTCTTTTCGCAAACCTATATCAATCCCGATAAATAGACGCTTTGACCTGTCAGCCAGTAATGGTCTGTGATCCTTCTGCGTGCAAGAATCGTAAAAATTGATGTCAATAAAGCTGGACTCGTAGGAGATCCACATATTTTTATGCAGCCTCAAGAATGTATTAGGCCTCATTCCTGGTCTGCGTCTTTGCTTTCTCAAATAGTCTCTGGTAATCCAAGAGGCTTTGTTTTCGTGAATCCAGTAAAAGAAATAATTCTTAGGCTTATTCTTTGACTTGCCCTTTTCCCAAAGCTCGTATAATAGACTATCCTCATCGTGTCCGGCGTAGGAAACGACTAAACTCAGGGGTTGTTTCCTGGTAGGTACAGTAGTCAGCTCATCCCAAAATTTTCTGGCTGTGTCTAGCTCATAACCCCAAAGTTCATCATAGCAAACCAGGGTTGGATTTGCTCCCGCTATCGTTTTATAATTTGGTGCTGCGATCCGAACGATCGTTTGAGTTTTCTTAACCTTGATCTGATCATCACCAATTATCACTTCTTTGAAAGTGTAGGGGTTCATAGCAAGGCTTTTTACCAATTTATCAAATACTACCCAGGAAGATTGATCCTTTGAGTTTGCGGTAAGTATGATTTCACCAAAAGGCTCGTCTTGGAACATAAAATAAAGGGCAACCATAGCAGCCATAGTTGACTTGCCATTTTTCTTAGGGGTAGAGATCAGAGCTAGGCTATATTGCCTAAGTCCGGTATGAGGATCTATCTTAAAAAGCGGTTCAAATATCTCTTTTCTTTGCCAGCTTTCAATTTTTACTGTGGACCGGGTCTCGGGTATATAAAAATGATCTTCTAAAAATTTACAGGTATCGTTTTTATAGGCAGGGGAAAAGGGATCGAGTTTAGAGGGCTGACCACGTTCTTTTGTCTTGATGGGCTGCTTACCCCTACCTTTTTCTAAATTGCTTAACTGAGCCTTACGTGCTTCTGCACTCTTTCCCAGGTATCTTTCTTTCTTTATATACGGCAATTATTTCTCCTCTACGCAAAAAAGCACCTTGACAAAAAATATTTTTGTGCATATATGTATCATTGTAATATCAATTTAATACAATTTGATATAATTTATACTTATTAAAAACCTCATAAATGAGGTAAAGGAGGCATTAAAATGCCTACCCCAGCAAAACCCAAAAAGGAAAACTTCTTTTTAGAAAGTTTCAAAATAATCTTCTCAAATAAACACCTGGGTGAAGAAGCGGCCATAGAACATATTGAAAATAGCAGGAGCAAAAAGAAAGATTGATTGTTGACGATGACTGCTAATGGGTTATATTTACTAACCGGCATTTTAATACATCTTACCCTCTTAATCACTGGACTCCCCCGCGAAAAATATTCTGAGCTCATTTATCTATTATTCAAGGTTCATCTTCCTGCAATTATATTATGTATAATCACAATTATAATCTCTTTGGCTAATGAAATGACATCCGCTGCCTATGAAGTCAGCTTTGAAAATTTAGTTAGATTTTTGTTAATCCTGACCTTAATATTGACAGCTTCACGATTATATAAAAGTTGGTGGTTTATGCACGAATATCTTACTACGATAAACCGCCTTCAAAAAAAATAATACGCTCATTTAGGGGTCAATTTGCCCCTGTTTTTTGAAAGATGATGTATCCTACCTACTATATAGTAAAAATAGAGGATTCTATAGGGGGTTAAGAGGATTCGGGGGAAATTGAGTTGAGTCATAGGCTCGATCTCACCAAACTTCAAATCTTGGCTTTTTTTTTATTATAACAGCTCCCTGCATAATTCTTTTTATTTCCTTAACTATCTCTTCATTTCCCTTCATAACCCAGTATTTCTCGTTCTTATATTCAAACGAAATAGGGTTAGGAATGAATATTTCCTTATCTTCGGGCCATGCCTGGTTAAGAGGTACAATCTCTGTTCTACGTTCGCAATCCCAGCGTCCGGATACTTCATTCTTGAACACAATTAATTGCCTATATTCACCCTTGGTTGAAATAATATCAAATATCCTCGCTCCTAAGTCTTCCTTCTTCAATCCTCTTGTTCTCTTCACTCTCACTATCTTTATGCTTCGGTCTTTCTCGTCATAAAACTCAAATTCCTCTGGTCGTCCTTCTTCCATCTTCTCCTCCTTGTATTTAGGCTCCATAGCCTTTTTTTAAGGCTTGCATCGCTTGCATTATTCATTATTATAATTACTTCCCTTATTTCTTTTCATTTTAAGTCCTTTTAATAAAAATTACCATAGGGTATAGGGAAAACTATCCCTGATATACCCCTAATTTAGAGCCAGTAGGGGTAAATAATAATTGATTGACTCCATAGCCAACTTTAGGGGGCTACTCTTTTTACTACTACCCTGGGGAAAAAGTAACTCTCCGGGTAGGTAGTAGCCGAATTTATCAAAGACAAACTCGATCCTCTAAGTCCTCAATTTCCTCTGAGATAATTCCAATGTAAAGCAAGGTAGTTTGTGGACTTGAGTGTCCAAATCTCTTTTGTATTAACTCAATCGGTTCACCTTGTAATCTTGCATGATATCCCCAAGATTTTCTGAAGGTATGAGTTCCTACCTTCTGCTTAACTCCGACCTCTTCGCACCATTCCTTAACCATTTCCCAAACTCTGATCCTGTTCAACTGATTCCCTGATCTCTCTGCTCGAAACAAAAACTGCTCAGGATCATAAGGCTTTTCTTTCTTAAAATAGAAATTGATTGCTTCCTTCGCAGCAGCGTTGAGCTTGATCTTCCTGAGCTTCTCAGTCTTTTTCTCTTTGAGATAGATATAGTCTGCGTTGAGGACATCCTTAACCCTCAACGAGAGAAGGTCACTTATCCTCAAACCTACGTTCATTCCCAGGCTGAACAGTAAATAATTCCTCACGTTCCTAGCCTTGAGATTTTGCTTAATTGCCAGTATCTTCTTTCGATCTCGAATCGGTTCAACTTTCATAATTTTACCCCCTTACCTAACTATTTCTTTCATTATATCATAAATGTTAGGTAAGTCAAGAGGTAAATTACTCAAATATAAAAGAGGAATCAGCCGAATCCTTATTACTACTATATCAAAGAGCTATTAACTTTTATTTCTATTAACATAACAGTTTACGATAATTGTTTCCTGGGTTTTTTCAGTGGGAGTCAAATCCATTTCGGAGATCTCCTGCTGAAAAAAAATTGATTTACATTTCTCATTTTTACCAAATATCCACCTTGAGATAACATATTTATCAAAGAGCAATTATTTCTTCTTTTTAGGAAGTGTGCCACGTGACAGTATTTTTACCATACTCTTACAGCGGAACTTATATATACCTCAAGATTTTGCATTCTAATAATTTTTTCTTCCCATTCTTTTAGGTTTTTCTCGAAATGACTCTTTTTGCTCTCGAGTTCTCCTTTCATTTCTATTAACAATTTTTCTCCACTTTCGGGTTCATCTAGTCCAATTTCCTTACTCTGTAATTTTTCTATGAATTGAATTTCCTGCTTGCAATTACTAATGTTCGCTTTATTTTCTTCGATAAAGGGCTTCAAACCTTCAACTTCTTTTTTCAATAACTTTAATTCTTCCTCTCTTTGTTTAATCCATGATCCTAGTATTTCTTTCTCCATTATTCTTCTCCTCTCTTAAAAAGAATTTGTCACGTGACACGCAACTCTTTTTCTTCCACCACCAGGGAGGGGGTTATTCTTCCTCTTCTTCCATCTCCTTTTTTTCTTCCACTCGCTTGACGTTGATAGCCTTCGGCCCTTTAGGTCCCTCTCCCATCTCGAACTCGACCTCATCGTTCTCCTCCAGATCCCTATCTTCTAGCACGTCTGAGTAGTGGAAAAATATACCCTTTTCCTGGTCTGGTACATCAATAAATCCATACCCTTTGTTGCGATTAAAAAATTTTACTTTGCCCTGCACCCTCTTTGCTTCTTCTGATGCTTGTTCACTCATTATATTATCACCTCTTTTTTCTGCTCCCAGGCCGCGTTTCAGCTTTGCCCGGCAAAATTTCTAAATTCCCTTAATTCTTGTAATTCTCTCAGTTCTTTCAAGATAAAAAGGAATTTCCTATTATTATCTTACATATTATTAGTTATGCGGTATATTTTTATACCGTTCCCTGGTATATTTTTATACCGTCTTTTCAGTTTTGCGAATACGGTTCTAGGTTCTAGCCTTCGCATTTTTCACTAGCTTTTTATACCGTTATTGCCAGTTTGCTAGTAGGGTTCTAGATTCTAGCGACCGCAAAATTTATTCTCAACTTACTTTCTGGTCTTTGTATCAAAGAGCTAGTAAGGCTTTTAGCTCGTTACGGTATATTTTTATACCGTTATTGCTGGGTTGTCAGGACTGTTTAGTATCTTGGCTATTTGAAGGTCTAGGAATCGGTATGTTTCTAGTAACCTGGGTAGCCCTTCCCTTCGATCCCTTTACTCTTTCCTCTCCTGGTCTATATTTTATCAATCCTGCTTTTCGCAAGACTTTTAACTTCTCGCCGATTGTACACCTAGTTATTCTTGATTCCTTGTGTAGCTCTTCCCAGGTGACAAACAACCTTGATCCGGCCGGCCAACCTCTTTTTATTTCGATTGCACGTAAGGCTCTATAAAGGCACTCTTCGGTCCTTCTTAACCTCTTCGGCCAACCATACTGGTAAAAATCCTTCTCTTCCCAACCCTTCTTGTTTTTATCCGGTGATTTCTTCCACCACCAGCAGTCTTTGTGATCTTCGTATAAGCAAAAAGCCATATCTTCCAAGGAAGAACAATTATATTTATAATCTCTTTTCTTGAGGCTTTTTAGGATACTATTGACCTTACTTTGACTTATATAAAGGCTGTCCAGTATCTTTTCAATTCTCTTTGCTTGTTTGCCTACTCTGTTGAGTTCGCAGGCCAAAATAAAGGGTTGATCACCCCTTAATTTTTCCTTGTTGCCAATGAGAGACATTAAGCAAGGTTTCACCGTTTCCGGCAGCCTAAACTTGCTTCGAGTCTTTTCGTATTCCTGTAATTTTTCTAGGTCACCCATAGCCTGTCCTTAACGCTGGCAAAGAGCAGGCAGGACAGGCCAAACCCGCCCCTCACCAGCTACTATTATTTCAAATAAAAAAGAGGAGCCAAACTAAAAAGGCGTACGCCCTTTCTGCCTGCTCCCCCTTGTATACTCTTGACAAAAAATTTATATATACTACCCTGTCTATGCAGAGTATGAATCTTTTTCCCTGGCTGTCGCAGGCCAGGGCGCAATTATCTTTTATTTTCATTTTTAATTACCATTTCTGGCCGTCCGGCGCAAGCTGGGCGGCTTTCTTTTCTTTGCGTCATCTATTGCCGCCTTCCGGGACTTTCCGCTCCTGAATGAATTTTTCAAAATCTGATTCTAGGATCCGATAACCCCTTTCTAGTTTTATACCTGATAGTTTTCCGTCTCTGACATATCTTCGAATTGTAGAATCTGATACGCTTAATCGAGTCGCTGCTTCAGACAAATTTATGCATTTCATTTTTTTGCCTCTCTTGGTTATTTTTCATTATTATACATACCTATTGTTATTTGTCAAATGAAAACTCGATTATTTTAAGTATACCAAATAAAAATTTTTTGTCAAGTAGCCGTTGTTTTTTCTTTTTGTTTCCGTAGAAAATCATAGTTTCTGCAATTGTCTGTGCAATAAATCTTATCTACTCTTCCCTCTGAAAAAGGATTGCCGCAATATTCGCATTCCCTGTACTTGAGTTGACCGAAAAATTCATTGAGTTTTTGGAATCCAATTGAGAATTTGTTTTCGTTCCACCATTCGGTCCATTCTTTTTCTTTTCCTACCAGAAGCGCATACATTCTGGCCTTCTCTAGGTAATTAAAAAGCTCTTTATGGTCCCGCCACAGTTCGTTGACTCTTCCTCTAGTTTTTTTGAGATCATATAATTGTGAAAATGAAAAGATCTCATCAAAGGGCAATTCAAATTTCCGTTCAGCCATCTCGGCCATAGTGTAAGTCTTTTTTTCTTCCATGTTTTATCACCTGCCTTTTTAGATTGTAACGTTTAAGCGTTAAAACGCTAAAAAGTTATAACGCTAAGACGTTAGAGTTTCTTATCAATCAATTTCTCGATTACCTCACTTAATTGCATATCGTTTTGAGCAGCATAGACTCTCAATTTTTTTGACTGTTCGGGAGATAAATAAACTGTATGCTTCCTTTTGCCTTTTGTGGTTTTAGCGTTTGGCTGTTTAAGCGGTTTAGCTCTTTGACGCTTTAGCGTCTTAACGCTTTGACTCTTTAACGCTTTAGAGCTGGTCTCTGTATCCTGCTTTAGTAAGTCTTTTAGACTCTGGCCAGTTCTTTTTTTATCCATTTATTATCTCCTTCGCTAGTCTCTGATAATCCTGTGCTCCTCTGGAATGAGGATCGTATTCAAAGATGGTTTTGTGAAAGCTGCTACATTCTGACAGCCTCACGTTGACTCTTATAGGACCTGTAACCTTGCCCTTAAAAAACGACTTAAGGTCCTGTAATATCTCTTGACTCTTCTTGGTTCTCTGATCATAGAAAGTAGGGATTATCTTAGTTATCTCAATTCCCCGAGGAAGAGACTCTACTACCTGTTTGACCCCCCTGAGTGATAGGTAGTCCATACTAACCGGCATAAAGATCTCGTCGGCATATTCCAGGGCATTGAGGTTCAGAATGCTCATACTGGGGGGGCAGTCCAAAAAGACAAAGTCATAGTCTTTTAGGGACCTAAGTTTCTTTTGGAATGCTTTCTCCATTTCTTTTTCTTTTGTCAGTCTAACCTC